CGTGCGGCTCGCAAGGAGCCGCCCACCTCTCGCCCCGCCCCGAAGCCATTCGAATTTGACGAATTTTCTGTCATCTCTCGATTTAAGCGCGATGCTCACCTCCCACCTCAATTGACCGCTGCCCTCTGGGATCAAGCGCCTATACACAACAAAGCTTGGAAGCGCATCCATTCAGCTCTGCTTGTTATAGGCGGCGTCGAATTGAATCCCGGGCCATATGCGTTCACTGTGGCCACTTGCCCTAAAGGCAAGTCTGAGGATTGGGACCCAGCTGTGGAGCATTCGGGAAGCGGTGACCTGTGCATTTTGTGCGGGTCCCGAGTTAAGGTCGTGCGTGACCCTGCGGGTGTGATGCGAAACAGGCACGTTGGTAGAATGTCGGTGTCCGATTACCGCCAATTGGAGCACATGATGCCCCCAATTGCCGTTAAAGTATTCCCAACGTCGCCTGTGGTGCCCCTTGATGATAGCAAGTCCGCGGTGGTGTCCATAGCCATTAAACCACCGCCGGTAGAGGCGGCGGCCGTGGTGGAGAAGAGCGTGGCCATAGAAATACCACCTACGCCTGCCGCCGCTTGCCCCATATCCGACCCAATTCCCACTCCTTGTGAGAGCGGGGATCCAGACGTTCGACGGCTGTTGGGAACGGATGTCCCATTAGATGTTGCGAAGACCGTGGGTAGAGAGGTCTGCCATGCGTGGGATGTGGATGTTGGCGTTGCTACGGTGTGGATGGATCACACTGTTTCCAGGCCCATCAAGTTCGATAATATTGCGGTGACGGAAGGCAAGTTGTTAATTAAGGTAGTCACGTTTACGGCGCTGTTTGACTATCAACAATACATTGTATATTATTTGGTTTTGTTGATGGCCATGTTGGCGCTTTGGCTCGGAGACTTCCCATTCATTTGCCTAACTCACAGCATAGCGCATTCGCTGTTTTATCAGGGGTTCACAGCTGCACGCAAGCAACCCCCCTCCCTCTCTAAGGCCGCTTTAATAGGAGTTTCATTCCTAATAGCCGCTTTTTTAACCACCCACGCTTCTGTTGAGACTTTTCAAAAAGCATGGGTGATTCCCTTCGTTGTCGTTTGGACAGCAGTGTTTGCTATTATGAGCCTGGCCCCAGCAAC